AAGATACACCAATACGTGTTAAAGTTTCTTTTACTTTTAAGAAGTCATCACTTTTTTCAAGTTTAACCTCAACAAAATCTAAAATATTTACCATGCTATTTCCTCAATCCACCGATATCGGTTTTTTCTTTTAATTGTTGGATTTGTTCATCACTAAGTAGGCGTAGCGCCTCGATAGCTTTAGCATCAGATAAACCATAATAGGTCTTTATACATTCTATATCTTCAACCTTTTCAGCCTTAATCCACTTAGCAAACGGCCTTTTTCTAGACCTAATCGTATTTATAAGAAAATCATTTTGCAACTTCTTATCTAAATGGTGCCTACGATTCATCTCATTAGCATAGGCAATACAGTCTACATGGTAAGATAAACTACGGTTTACTAGAAAAGGAACGTATTCACTTTCAGTAACTTCATCGACAATAAGTTGCTTTTTACCTTTCAATATTTCGTTTACATAATCAAACGGATTCATCACTTAAACTCCAGATTCACCATTAGTTCTGTTAAACATGCAACAATATTAATCTCTGCATCGGCAACAAAGGCTTGTTTATATTGGTAGTCGGCAAGAATAATTACTGCCTGAGGTATACTTCCAGGTTGTAATACTTCATACAAATTATCATATAATTTACGATAGATTGTCTGTGGGTCAACATCATTACTTGCAACCCATTTACGAATTGAGCCAAAGTCTTTGTCTTTAATGAAACCAACAATTTGCATTAAAGATACATCAGCAATCTGTGCTAGAATACCAGTATCAATCTTGCCAAATTGTGAGAATCGTTGCAGTTCATTTATTACACGGCGAAAATCGGGGAAGTGTTTTTTGATTACTTCAGCAATTACTTTAGGTTCAAACTCAACATCTTCTGTCTTAAGAATAGTTTGTATACGTTTGAAAAAGAGACCTGCCATCTCAGTCTTTTCAACATTCTTTAGTGTAAAATCAATGACTGCACACCGAGAATGTAATGGTTCAATTATCTTTGTTTTATAATTACATGTAAAGATAAACGAACAATTCTTTGAGAATTCTTCAATAGAATTTCTAAATGCTGCTTGTGCATTGACTGATAGATAGTCTGCCTCATCAATAATGATTACTCTTCGTATACCAGAGAACGACATTGCAGATGCATAGTTCTTAATCTTATTACGAACAACATCAACACCATTCTCATCAGAACCATTAATGATGAGATAATCACAACCAACTTCTTCACACATGGCTTTTGCAACTGTTGTTTTACCTACACCTGCGCCACCACATAAAAGTAAATTAGGAATGTTTCTTTGATTAACATACTCCTGAAACGGTGTCTTTAACCGTTCAGGTAGTATGCAATCTTCAATCGTCTTAGGACGATACGCCTCGGTCCATAATAAATGTTTCATTCACATACTCCATAATATAATTAAACTACTTCAATTCACCATTCAATCTACCAATTACTTCCATATAATTACCTGTAACTTTAGTAGTACCGCCATCTGCCATAACAATATTAGCACCTGCCATTGTTGCTTCTACTAACATAACAAAATTTGGATTGATTGCAACACTACCAGCATCAGGTCGTTCAAAATAAATTAACATATTAACCCTTTGTAAATGTTGATCCAGGTTCTGTTGTAATCCAGTATTGTAAATCTAATTGTTTGTGTTTGAAATTAGAAATACCTTTTGATGAAATACTAATATCATATTCACCAGGTAACATGATTAGTGTTTCTAGTTTGAATACCATTTCATATACATCACCATTACCATCAGCAATTTCAAGTTCATTTCGTGATGCGGCATTATCTTTACCATCATAAACTAGAACACTTACTTTTGATCCATCAGACTTAAAAGCGAGATTTGTTGAGCCAATGATTGAAGAGATTTTCTTAACCCAATCATAATCATTTTTAGATAATGTAAATTTGATTTCTGCTTCAGGCATTGCAACTGGTTTCTCAGGAGGCAAAGTAAGCATCTCTGCATCACAACAAACATAACGTAAACGATTACGACCATCTTCACTTGTAATCTTACAAGAACCATCTTCATGTTTGATATCTACATCACCACCAAACATGGAGATTGCAGTTAAAAAGTTATTCAAATCGTAAATGCCAAACTCACTTGTAATCTCATCTGGTTCATTGAAAAAATTGTATTCAGCAAAGATGTTCTTATTACGAGAAATAGTTTTTAATGTCTTACCTTGTTTGAATAAAAATCCAGCATTTACTGTAGAAAAATTCTTCAAGATATCAATTGTGTTTTTTGATAATTTCATAATATACTCCATAATTAAATATTTGTTTTAGGTTTACTGTTATATAATTCATCGTGATTGTGTAGAGCCATTATACTATAATGAATCACTTTTAGCAAGTCTTTTCTATTTCTTCCTTCTTTCTTGCCATATCTCTGTGCGTATTTCATAATGTTACCGATACAGAAACCTTCACCGTGACCACTATCCATTATAAACTCAGTTGCCTGAAATTTATTTTGTGAATAGTGTTCACCGTAAGTGTTATCAATATAGAGTTTAAGTTCATTAAGTATTCTATCTTCACTATACTTATAGTCTATATCACATCTCATGATTACAATTTACCCGTTAGTTCTGCAACTTTAGGCATGTTACCCGTGAATGGATATGTACCAATATGTTGTGTTTTCATCCATGGACATAAGTAGATTTCTCCACCAATCTTACGCCACATCTGACAGAACATATAATCTTCAGATAGATAACGATCTGAACCTCCACCAACGATTGAGTCTTTAGTATCAATTACTGTATCAAAGTATGCATGAATATATCTTGAACCATCAAAATTTGCTTGACCAACATGATCAGGTTTATAACGAATAGTGGGATAGGCTTCTCGCATCTTATCAAATACTTCACGTTTAACCATCATGAAACCTGTACCAATTTCTAATACTTGAAGTGGTTCAGTTACAGAAAAGTTTTTAGTACCATGAACAACATTAAACACATAATCACCAACAACATATTCTAAATCTTTTGGTGGTAGATCAGGATGTTTTCTTGCGGCTTCTGCTACATTATTCCAATTGATAGATTTTTTAGGGTAAGGTCCACCAATCACTTCTTTATCTAATGCCATCAAAGCAATTACATCTTGCGGGTTGAAATGAACATCAGAATCAATGAAGAGTAGATGAGTGCATTCCGAACGGAGAAATTCATCTACAAGATAATTACGTGCCCGAGTGATAAGAGATTCATTAAACAAAAATGAAAACTTAACATCAACACCATACTTAATCATCATTACTTGTAAATCAAGGCACGATTTCATATACATGCCATATGACATACCGCCATACATTGGGGTTGCCACAAACAACTTAAACTGCTTTAGATCATCTAATTTAACTTTTATTTCCATAGTATATCCATTATTAAAAAGAGGGTGATACAATTATATATGCATCACCCTATAAAATTTACACTACAGATTAGGCAAATGCACTAGCGCCCAAAGAATGATACGCTGCCGAAATCATCTTACGAGTAGGTTTACCTAAACGATAATGATTAACAGGTTGACCATTGGCTGATTTTTTAGTGTTACGGTAGATACTATAACCTTCAGCACGAAGCTCTTGAATACGAGCAGAGAAACGCTCAATTCCGAAACGGGTTTTAGCTTCTGACTCAGTAATTTCTTTACCAGATTTAAAAAACTCAATCAGTTTTTCGTTTTGTGAACGAGTTTGCATAATAATTACTCCATTTAATTTTGTGTCGCACTAAGTTTATATTTCAGAGGCGACACATCCCTGAAACTTTATGTATTATACATTAGTTATGTAATATCGTCAACACTTTTACAGGCAAATGTTATTGATTACCATCAGTCCATACGGTAGTGCCTGACCAAGTAGTAGCGTTACCTAGAATTTCAGCAACATTATCTGGTATACTTCCATACGGTAGTGCTTGGCCAAGTAGTAGCGTTATCTAGAATTTCAGCAACATTATCTGGTATACTTGTTACGGTATTAGGTACTCCAGCGGGAGTTTGATACACCGATTTCATTGCGGCTTTATAAGAATTTTCTTCAGCCAAACTACTGTCAGGCACAACTGTTTCAGCAGTAACCGTAGGTTTTGCATCTTCATCAATCTTAGTATACAAATCTAAGAATGATCGCTTTGTATCTTCATCAAAACGATTCAAACACAATTCAATTGCTTTCATCTTATCATTAAAGACACCAAACGATTTAACAATATGTACCAAACGGCGAGTAGAGATAACTTCATCAGCACCACCTTCGGCAAATGTTTTACGAATAATATCTGCCCATGTTACCAATTTATTTACAAATTCATTATCATCTTTACCAACAGATTGCATCTCTTTAAATAAAATTTTCTTTTCTACTGCAAGTGGTGGCCATTCTTGTTCCATTGTAATCAAGAATCGTTCTAGAAACGCTTCATTCAATACATTAGTGAACATATAACGACCATCTTCAGAACCTTTACCTTTAGTATTTGCGGTAGCAATTACAGTAAAACCTTCTGCAGGTGTTACTACTTCATTTTTCTTTTTCAATAAGAATGGTTTACCTTCAAATACACGCTGTAAACATGATAGATTAGCGGCACCATAATCAATCTCATCAATGCATAATACTGCACCTTGTCGTGCCGCAACTGTTACTGGACCATCTCGCCATTCCATTTGACCATTAATCAATACATAGTTACCTAACAAATCACTTTCATCGGTTTCTGGTGTCATTGAAATACAAACAAATTTACGACCAATCTTAGCACATGCCTGTTCGGCAGACATTGTTTTACCATTACCTGATTGACCAGTAATCAATAGAGGAAAGAATTGATTGGAACTTACAATGTTTAATAGATCATTGAAGTGACCAAAAGGTACAAAATTCTTATAGATTGAAGGTACTAAATTATTACTTTCCAAATCAGTAACAACATTAGTAATTCGATTGCCTTGTTTAACTTCTATCATTGGTTCTTTTTTCATATTAACAACTTGTCCTACCATTTGCACTGTAGAATCAGTCACAGGTATTTTATACATGCCACGACCAATACGACAAGTTGGATCTTTAATTAACCATTGTGGTCGTTTTAGATTATTCTGTTTACAAATGGCATTAATCTCTTGCCGACTTAATTCTGTTTTACCAGATTCAGTTGCTAGTTTAACAAACTTCTCACGAGCATCACTCATTTTCTTACTCATAATATATATACTCCCAATGTCATTTAAGATACAACCATTATACTACATGTATTACCGAATGTCAAGTGATATACCTATAGATTTTCACTATAAGAATCAATAATTTAAGCGGCAATTCTCTCAATAAACCGTGTTGCTAAGACTCTATTAGACTGTTTTGCTTTATTTAACTTTGAAAATGCAGTCTTTAACTTACCAGTAGTAAAATCACCTTCAACTTTTAATTCTTCATCACCAATTACAGCATCATTACCACCACGAATGATATAGAAAGCATCATATCCAAGATTGTGTGATATAACAAAATTATTTTTTCGCATATCTTTTACTAATACATCTAACAATTCTTCACGAACATGATAATGAGAAGTTGGATTTAGTTTTTTCGCCATATCTTCAACAGACAAACCACCTTCATATCTATAATCATTCAAGAAATAACTACGATTAGGTCTTTTTGTAATAAAAAATCCAAAGATTTTAGTATTAGTAGTTTTTGAAAACCAATCAAATATCACAGCACGCAATGAATGATTATTATCCATTTTCTTTTGATATTTTGTTTTCTTATCTTGAATAATTACATTTTGTGCTATAGCAGAAAATTTTTGAATACCATCTTCTTTAACATCAGTTAAATATGTATTAGTCCAATCGGCATCACCATCATGCACAATACATAAATTCACTAAATCTAAATTGTTTTTCTTACGAAAATCATTAACTGTATCACGTAATGCAATCAGTGATTCTGTTAAAGGTGTATTGGATAATCCTTCAGATTTTGGAAGAAAATATAGTCTATCACTTTGGTATATTTTCTTTAACCCCAAAATATTTTTAACACATTTTAGATATTCTGCACTACTCATGTTAGAATTTAAGTATTCTCTTAAGTATACTTCATCAAATGCAATATCATT